TGTGGACAGAACAGGTGCATTATCGCCGCCCATGGCAGCGGTGCGCGCATCATATTTAGCGCCAGCGTCGGCTTTGCCAGCCGCTTCAAAAGCGTTTTTACCTTCAACAATGGCATTTCCGGCAGTTTCCCTTGTGCCAGGATTGCCAAGTTTGGACGCTGCGTTTGCAACCGCATTGCCTAGATCGGCAGTTTCTTGTTCAACGATAGGCGCGACGGCTTGCTGCGCTCCCGGCGTTGACAAAGCCGCGCGCTGCAAAACTTCGGTTGTCGGCGTTCCTACGGTTGCAGCGGACGGACGAATATTGAGGCGATTGGCAATATTGCCCAATTCGACACGCTGCGCATTTTGAGCCGCACGTTTCGCTGCCATCTGGCCAAATTTGTTGACGACCGCCCCGCCAACAATATCGCCTATTTTGCCCCCTGCGGCCCCGCCAGCCGCTTCGCTAACCAGTCCGCGCGCATCGGTCGCGTCGCCGGTCATAAGGCCCCCTGCGGCTCCCTGTGCGAATACACCGCCCGGAACAAGCAACGCGGGAGCCGCGCCCGCCACGTCGCCGACAAAGCGACCGAAACCTGACGGACGAACAGGCGCGGCGTCCAATTTCGCTTGATGCTCTTGCGCTGCTTTTTGCGCATTCATTTGATAACCAAACATACCAGCTAGAGCATTGATCGGTTTAATAAGGCCGGTTTTGTCTGCAACATATTGCTCGGCTTGTCCGATGCGCGCTAGGCCGTGGTGAATACCTTCCGTTAGACCGGCAAGAAAGCTAGTCGGTCGATTGTCCACAGGTGGCGATGGCGCGGCTTTTGCAGTTGCGTTTGGCGTTCCCGCTGCTTGCGGAAATTGGCGCAAAACTTCCGCCTGAATGGCTGCTTGCGAAGCATTAGCAGGGCCGGTTATCTGATAAGTTTTGCCATCTGGCGCGGCAATGCTATAAACGGACATTATTTCAATACCACGGCTTTTCCCCAACCTGAACTAGGTTGAGTGGCGGGTACAGCGGCTTTACCGCCATTGCGCAAAGCGTCTTGCGTATTGCGAATTTGTCCTGAAAGCGCATTTGTCGATGAAGCCATTTCCTTTTTAGCTTGTTCAATAATAGCCGAAACTTGTTGCGGCGTCGAAGCTGTGCTAAGATGCTTAAGCATTTCCTGCCTAGCGCCTTCTGCAACACCAGCCGAGCCGGTTGCACCGGAAACAACTTTCGCATATTCGTTTGCAAAAGTGTTAATTGCTAGGCCAAATTTAGCAACATCTGGACTGCCTTGAACATTATTTCTATATGCTTGCTGCCAAGCGTTAATCATAGGCGAACCGCTACCGGCCGCACCTGTTCCCGCTGCTTGTACAACCAAATCGCCATTGGAAATAGCAGTGTTTTTTGCAGCCGAAACAACAGCGTTACGTTTGGTTAGATCACGAAGCGCCATTGCGTTTGCTTTGCGACCTTCTTTGACAAGCACCATTGCCGCGCCGTCATTGCCGTTGCCTTTTTGAATTTCAGCAGCGCGATTGTAAATTTGTGCTTTAAGGCCAGCGGCGGCTTTTCCCATACCGAGCGCGGGAATATCGCCACCGGCTGCAACTTGCTGCGCCAATGTTTCAATCGCATCGTGCGTAAGTGTAGGAACAGCATCTTCAGGCTTAGGCGCGCCGTGAATAACCGCAGGCGGACCACCGACAACAGCTTTCGAAGCCATTCCCGGCCCAGGTTCAATGTGGACATGATCCTTTTCGTTAATTACATCAAAACCGGGCATTTTCGCGCGAATTATTCCAGCAAAAGTTCCCATGCTCATTCCGGCGGGTGGCACAATATCACGCGCATTATCGGTCAAATGATAACTATTTGCTACGCCGCCGACTTCTGCATTGTGGGCAGCACTACGTTGGCCGCTAGTTGGTTTTGCGCCAGGAACAAGCGAAAGAACGGTTGTCTCGATTTGATGACCCAAAGGCGGTCCTGTGTAATGACCGCCACCTGTGCCCACAGGGGCAGTTGCACCGCCGTTGACAAGCGTTGATGTCGAACCTTCTGGCGTCGTTATATATTTAGGTTCCGGCGCAACCGATGCGATTTCCTTACCGCCGACAAAACGAGTTTGCCCTTGCCCTAGCGTGTAAGGCTCATTAGCTTTAGCAGCAACAGCAGCGGCGGTTTCTTGCTGTTTTATATAATCAGCATAAGTTGTCGCGCTTTGAATAACATTATTCAAACCTTGATCGCTCAAATCACCAGACGCAAATTGCTTAATATGTTCAGCATCCCAACCGTGCGCAGCAAACTGCGGTGCCATAGCAGCAACAGCTTGTGTACGTTGTTCAACAGGAACATTTTTCAAAGTTGCAATTAACGGAACACTTTTTTGCGCAATGTCTAGTAATTGAGCATGATCTTCTGCGTTCAAATCGCTAAACTGTTTTGCACCAGTTAGATTGCCAGCATTAAGCAGCAAATTACGCGCGCCAGTAGCATCGCCTTTTGCATACATTTGCGCCGCTTGTGTCGTCAAGGCTTGATCCTTGATCGATTTAATCATAGGCTGCACTTGTGCGGCTAATTGTGGATTAGTCTGTGCGAGCGTTGAAAATGCTTCTGTGTCATTTGGGTTTTGAATAAGCGCGCCGAACGCATTTTTGCTAATGCGATCTTCCAAGCCCGGTTGATATCCAGGTTTAGCGCCGCCAATAGCCGCGATAATATCAGCAATATGACCAAGGCCACCTAGAAACCCCTGCGGGCCATTGAAAAAGCCGTTAGGATGCTGCGCTTTAGTTGCTTGCAACATCGGCAAATCGCTCAACGATTGTTTAGGAACAAGGTTTTGCATTGTCGGAAATTGCGAAGTGTCGATAGGCGGCATTGGCATGGGTGCAGACTGCGGTTGCGTAACCGTAGTGTCGCTTCCGTAAATAGATGGATCAATTTGCAATTGCGGCGTTTCCGGCTGCAAATAGTTCATGTCGGGAAGTTTAGCAAAAGCGTTTTTCATATGCCAAATCCCGGAATTTTGGCCAATCCAGCCGCAGCGGAACCTATGCCGCTTGCAACGTTACCGATTGCGCCAAACAATCCTTGAGTACCGCCCGTTTGAGTACCACCAGCACCGCCAATCAAACTCCCAGCCTGAACGCCAGAAGTCCCCAAACCGCCCAACTGTTGCAAATATTGCGAGAAATAATTAGCACCTAGATTAGCAGAATTATTCTGTAAAGCCTTCAATGTTGAACCTGAACCAAGCAAACCTCTAGCAGCAGCCGATCCGGTAATTCCTGCATTGGACTGTTTAAGAACGTTCTGATAACCAGCCGAATTGAGGAAATTCTGATAGCCAGTTTGAGCCGCCGCAGGATCGCCGCCGATACCCAATAGACCCGCTAAAGCATTATTAGCTTGGACGCCAGTTTGCACTTGCGGGGCGTAAGTGTCTTTTAAATAGCCGTAAGCTTGGTTACTAGATTTTGCAGCTTTCCCGGTTAAAAATGACATTGTGAACGCTCCAAAATAAACAATTCCACAGGCCCATTGACCGTTTGGATCATACCATAGGAAGTAAAGCCGAGCATCCGCGTGAACAAGCGGGCGGCTCTGCAATGAGCCGGGGTGAGCCCTTTTAGCACCTTCGCTCGATACTGGTCAAATGCAATTTTAACCATCTTTCTGCCCACAAAGAGAGCCTTAGCGCCTCGATCCGCGAAGATTGCATGAACTTGCCACGTTGATCCTTCGCACTCTAGAAGCCCTATGTTTCGGCCATCCGTGAGGGCGACGTTCAAAGGGTTAGCCAGCCATTCCGCCGCATCGAAACCTCGATCCAAGTCTGCCATGTGGGCAGAAACCGCTTTAGTTAAAAATTCAACATTTCCGGTTGGTATAATCATGTTAATACCCATATAACCAGAATGTAGACCCTGATGCAAAGGCGTTTCCATTGCCATCAAGAATGACAATATCTGTTATAACAGAAGTATTGTTCCACCAACCAGATGCACCGCCCTCTATAGGCCCAATGTTACCTTGCTCGCTGCTTAGCCGCCCTATAGCTTTTTTTACTTGGGACCCTATATAGTTGAATATGTCTATTTTGGTTGATCCAAAAGGAACTCCCGAAGTACCTGCGCTATTATTCAAACTTAAAAACATGGAAGTAGCCGAACCGCTATTTGCACCAAAACCTGTACCGCCTCCACCGCCGTATGTTCCGAAAACACGATATAGATAATTAGCCCCTGTATCTCCATTGAATTGAATAGTTAAAGCCGCTGACGTAGTGCTATTATTTAAGACAGAACCATGATCTCCCATTATTAACAGGTGGTTATAGGATGCGGGAATAGAGTTGAAAGATAAAGAAGTCTCGACACCTGTCGAAACAACAGTTCCAATTAATGGCAATCCTCCACTACCGCCAGAAATAGCAACATCAACCGCCCCCGTTAACCGCCCTTGCTGGTCAACTGTAATTTGCGGAACATGTGTAGCGTCGCCGTAAGTTCCGGGTGTAACGGCCGTATCCGCCAGCGACAACGTAACATTGGCAGAGATATTACCACCGCCGCTCAATCCAGTCCCCGGAATAATATCAGTCGCACTTAAAATCGCTTCAAGTTGCGCTAATGTTATTCCTTGTTGAATATCAATCTGCCGCTGTTGCGCCCAGCGAATAAAAAAATCAGTAGGTGTACCGTCATCATTGACGACTTTTATCTTATTTTGTAGCGGCTGGATTGGATCATTTGCCATCGTCATTAACATCAAAGCTATCGACGCGCGTAAAAGCGCCATTATCAACCAACTTGAACAAACGTCCTGGCGCATTTATCTGACCAAGCGAACGCCATGAAAATATTTGTGACATATCATCAGGCGTAACCGTTATTGTTCCTTTATTATCAAATGTCGCGCCTGCATCGTCACTTGTGTAAAGCGTTACGCCCGCTCCGGTAAAGGAAGGTGCGCCTAAATTAGCGGTCAAAAACGTCACATAGCAAGGTAGCGAAGTACGCCCGCGAATAGCAACTTGCGCCATGTAAATGCGCTCAAAACTCTGCGGATCGCTTGATCCGTTTACAGCGTCATCGTCATAACCTTGACGCGGATTAAGCATCCAAAGCAAACCAAACGTATCATCACCAACTACAACATTGCTATTAAAGCCGTCGCGAAACGCTAAAGCCGTTCCGCCAAGCCAATTTGCGCCGACATTTGCGCGCCAGAAATTCAAATCGCCGCTTGTCCATTCCTGCCATGTTTCCATTGTTGCATCATAAATAAGCGAAGTTTGATCGCCAAGGCGCAATACGTAATAATCGTGGCCGTCCAACGTATAAGTCCACGCTCGCAATTTAGGATGGGCAACGCGACCCAGCACAGCCGCCAAAACGCGCGCTTGCGGCATTCTTATAGGTACAGATGCCTTAGCAGACGCTAAAACACGCGCTTCTGGCGACGCAACCCCGTTACTAGGAAAGTTAATAACCCCTAAAACGCGACCTAAAGGCGCTTGTATGCCAACCGCCACAACCATTAAGTTGTCCTATTGATTTGAATATTTGCAGCGTTTACCGCAGCCACAGTCCAAGGCGCAGCGGTTGCAGGATCTTCCTCGCTAATATCCATCCAATAAGTTTGAGCAACCGTAATAACGCGATCAGCGCCTAAATCGGTACTAACGCCGCTAATAAGGCCGACTTGCAAAGTTGCATCGCCGCCGTCAGTTTTCGCCGCGCGAACCTGCGTCATCAATCCTTTAACGCTTGTAATATCAGGCGGCAAAGATGTTAACGTGCCCACATAGGCGGCGGGTGGCGGACTTCCGGCCGTGATATAATCACTCGCATCAACTGGCGGACTGCGGTTCAAAATATCCCAACCGTGCGTCGATCCTGTTGGCGTCCAATTCAAAGAAACGTCGCTATCTGGCGTAATATCTACAACCGAACAAGTGCCAATAAAATCAGTATTGTGAGCACCACTTGTGTTCCAAACAATAAAATCTTTTAGATACATTGCAACGCTAGTTGACGTTCCAGTAGGACGACTTTGCACACTTACTTGCGCAATATCAGTTGCACCTAAATTTAATCCTGTTAATGTAATTACAGGTATACCTTCTACTCTAACTTCAACCGTTCCAACCGTTGCGCTTCTAAACACCTTAGTTTCTATATGATACCAACCATCGGCTGTTACTATAGGACCGCCGCTATCGCCTAAAACAGTGCCAGTCCAATTTCCCGATCTAACGGAAATTATTCCAGTTGTACCGATAGTAACGCTTACAATTGCATTATTACCAACATCAGCAAATTCGTGAGGAACGGGAATATTATTACCAGTTTGCGGCAAAGCAGCAAGCCAAGTGCGAGATGCTATTCCAAGTGTCGCAATTGCTCCGCTTGGTAACGCATAGCGAATATGCGAAGCGTTGTTAGCGCCACCGTAACTATCTTGATCCATGCGAAAAACGATATCGCCACTTCCATCAGGGTCAGCGACAAGTGTAACGCCGTCAGTTCCCACACCGCCAGCGGTGCCGCCAATGCTCGCATAAACGCCATCTAGGAGAAAATTCTTATTCGTGCCATAAGCGCCGAAATTATCCATAAACACAATGCTCATAGCAAAGCCGCCTGTTTTTGCATCGCTTCGCGAATGCGTTCTTCAACACTAGAATTACTAACGCGCTTAATGCCGCCTTCAATTTGAAAAACGCCACCATCGCTATCGACAATTATCATGCTTGTTTTGACTTGAATTGCGGTGCCTTCCCAAGTTCCGCGATCAAAAGTAATACCTTGTAGCCGCGTTACCGGCGCATCAATATCGCCTGTAAAATACCAAACTTCTGTAGTGGTTTGTCCCGGCAACCAAAATTGATCGCCAAAAACCACAACTTCAAAAATAGGGTCTGGCGCACGTTCAGCGGTGGCAAAATCTAACGGATCAATGATAATCTCACCTGGATTTATCCAATAAAAGCGACCGTTGACACCTTGACCTTGCGCTGGAATGACAACAATGTAACTGGCAATATAAGCCACGCTAATCGCGCCAACGTCATCCGGCACAACCACATTCAACACACTAGGATCGCCACCGTTAGCGAGCGTTGCGCCGCCACTGGACCATGCCAGAGCCGCGCCTGTCTCAGTGGCGACCACACCGTCCCCTATAATGCCCACAGCAAGCGCCCTGACCCTTACCTGTGTGTTGTCAGCCTCATAGGCTTGCGCCTGTGTGTTGGCCACCAGAAGGGCCGTAGAATAGCTCGTACCGGGCACTCCAGTTGCGTTGATCGCATCCTTGGCGTTCGTAAAGGCGGCGAGGCTGTCAACGCCTAGAGCGATCAACCAAGGATTAGCACCTGTTCCGGCCGGGGTCCCTGCATCAACCGAACCGCTTGTCCATTTATAATGAATTGAACCTAAAACAAAAATGTCATTATTCGCGGGCGTTCCTACAAGGTCGCCGCGCGCATAGCCATTTTCAATGTAAACATACAAATTGCGACCGTCAGCAATAAACAAATATTCCGGTGTACTTCCAATATTGCCAGTCGCAGCCATGCTAACATTGCCATTAGCACCGCCGAACAAACTGCCAACAATGAATGTCAGCACTTCGTCAGTTGTTAGTGTGTAAAGTTCATCGTAGCTAACGATAAACAATTGATCGTGAAAACTTCCAGGTTGGCTATAGACAGCACGAATTGGACCATTTCCAACTTCAATGAACCGCATCAAGCCAGGGCGATCAATCAACGCAACTTGCTGGTCAGTCAGTACCGGATTTTGTTCAAAATAACGATTGCGTAGCGGAAGCCGCGCTTCCTTCGCGACTTCACGAAACCAATCGGTTTTGCCAAGAGGAACATTAGGCATTTACCAAGGCCACCCGTTGCCGCCAAAATTCCAACCGTAAGGACCGTTACCGTTAAAACTGGTCGCATCATATTCGCTAAGACGAAGCACGGCTGCATCCGCAGGCGTCACAACCGTTTGCGCATATCTCGCGGTGATTTGACGCTTCCAACGCTTCAATGCTTGAATTGTGCTATCTTGTGCCAACGCATTATTGCGAGGATCAAGCCTAATAGCCAGCATTGTAATAAAATAGTCGTCAAATTCTTCTGGAAAAGGCATCTCGTCAGAAGAAAGCAACCGCGTGTATCGTATCCAATTGCCAAGGTCAGCGCGGAAAATCCACGCGCCTGCTAAATCATCGCTATCGATAACAAGCGTTGCAGCGCCGTCAATGAGATAACCGTTACCATCAAGAGTTAACGGATTAGTCGCAAAAACGCCATTTGTGGGCACAACAGAAACCCTAGAGCCGTCGCAAGGTTGAATTGGTAAAAAGATAATTTGCGGACTATCGACATTGTAAATTAGCCGCACATTGATTGGCGGATATTGCCAAAAAACAGCATTCCAACTATAAGGAAAAGTGACATTAAGATTACCAATTGGCCAGTTATTGAGCTTTTCGCCAACCTCATTGCCAATAGTTGATAGCAAAATGGAGTTTAGACGTGTCAAGGCTTCGCGCCCTTGAACTGGCGTCGGATTGTTCAATTCGCCTAAAAGGTTGGTTTCATCATAGGCGCGTTCAAGTATCTCACTAACTTGCGTCACTGACTACCACTCTGTTGACCTGACGGCGGAAAACCAAAACCAGCTTGGCGATTAATCGGCAATTCGGCTTGGCGCAATCTGGATTGATTGTAGCGATAGAAAAGTTGTTCACGTTGCTGCGAAAGGCGCGCTGCGCTTTCGGCCGTCAGTGCGCGGCCATAGCGGGGATTAAGACGCATCGCCAACATGATGATAAAATAATCATCAAATTCTTCTGGAAACGGCATTTCCGCATCTTCATCCAACGGTTCAATACTAATCCAATTGCTTTGGTCTGAACGGTAAACCCATTGGCGACGCGATAAATCATCGTCCAAAAGAACAGAAGTTGCGCCATCAATCAGTCGTCCATTGCCCACAAGAGTTAGCGGACGTGTTGAGAAATTATTGCTCGCATCGATAGCGGAAAGCCGCTGTCCGTCTTGCGGTTGAGGATCAAGTTCGAATGATGTAGGCGCTAAAAGATTGCAAATAAGCCGCGATTGAGGTTGAACGGTAAATCCAGAACTATTTTGCGCAAAGCTAGACGGCTTCAAAATAACCGTTGTTTGCACACCACCTGTCATAAACGGTCCAGAGACAGTTGTATTCGAGGCAGTTTCAGAAAGATTAATCGCATTGCCAGCGGTGCCAGGAACTTGCGCGGTTAGCGTAACAGTGCCAGTTACATTCACGCCAGTCACAAGATCGCTATCCAAACCTAAAGCCGTAACGAGATTTGCGCCGGTTGCGGTCGCATCGATGCCAATTGTAACTTCAAACGGTACAGCGCGAGCCGCGCGAAATGTATAAACTTCATCGCCAATTGTCAGCGTTTGTGCAGCGGTCGGAATACCTGTAAAAAGCACCTGTCCGGTTGAAGCGGTAGCAGTGTTTGTTATATTCCAATCTTCAAGAATATAACCTATTTCATTACCCACAACAGATAGGATTAGCGAGTTTAGGCGCGTCAATGCTTCGTCTGCTTCCGCTGGCGTCGGATTAGCGCCAATGGAAATGATATCGCTTTCCCGTAAGGATTGTGTAATTAGATCAGAGACAATCGTCATTTTACAATCCTAATTAGCTAACGACATTTTAAAAACAGTGCCTATTGCAACAAACTGTGCTGGATTTTTAATTGTTAAATTTTGAGGAAAGTTTTCCCAACCGCCATCTTGTTTGCCCAAAGTTAAACAGGTCTCTTTTCCTGGACCTTCTGTGCGCGCAATAACGACATATGAGCAATTAAATTGCATACTATCCTTAAATACTATTAGCAATCATCTTATTTGCAACATTAACGCCAACTAATTGATAAGCAGGAACTGTCAAATGAACTCCATCCGCTAAACATGATGTGCAAATGACTCTCGCTTGAATATCCTGCAAATCCTGTGCCGAACCATTGTTTAACGTGTTGACAATTGGAACAGGTGAAAAAGTCGGAACTTCTCTTGAAACCAATCCTGCGGCTATCGCTTCCATATCTAAAGTTGCTTGTGTTGGCGTTGACGAAACAGAAGGACCGCGAGGTACAGGTGGAAGATAAACAATATTAGCTATCCCGGTAACTGCCAAAATCTGATCTACAAAACCTAAATAACTTGCAACTGAAATATAATCTGCGGCCGAACCATCCCACAATATTGTTGTCGTTATATGAGCTAAATTCGGATTAGCGGCTATTCTGGCTTCAATTTGGTCAATACTTGAACCGCCAACAGCGGTTGATAACAACCCTCTTGTTCCTCCTAGCGATTGCACTGTTTGCAAAAGCATTGGATATCCAGTACCTATTCCTGTTCCTATTGTTGAATAACTGTCACCTTCGGCTCTAATTGTCCTTAAATTTTGAGGCGTTGTTCTAAACAATAAGCCTGAACCATCCAACGACACAAAGCAGCCTCATTGATAAAAAGTTATGACTGCGACACCTGCGACACCGTCGCCGCCCGCAGCATTTTGGCCACCACCGCCTCCGGCAGCACCGTATTGACCAGCCGCCGCCGAAGTACCGGGCGAACCTGTGGCACCACCTATTCCGCCCCTACCGAACCAAGAGCCACCGCCGCCTCCTCCTCCAATATTAGCACCACCTGCAACCGTAAAAGTACTTGTAGCGCCATCAAGCCAATTGCGCCCAAAACCGCCGCCGCCTGAACCTGTGCCTGCACCTGCACCACCGCATCCCCCGCAAAAAGAAACAGCACCTACAAGTGTAAGTGACCCCCCGTTAGCACCCGCCGCAGCCCCACCCGTCGCGCCGACTGCATTGCTAGAAAAACAAGCGCCTGAATTTGCAGAATTGCCGCCATTAACAGCGCCGCCCGCTGTTGATGCGCCTGATCTAGTAGCGGTTGGCAGCGAAACGAGCGCACCTGAAATAGTTGTACCGCCGCCGACGGCGCCATCGGCGCCGATGGCGCCGCCTGTGCCTTTGGCACCAATTGTAACAACTAAAACCGAATTAGGCGTAACCGGAACATTATCAGCAAAAATAGTGCTACCACCAGTGCCACCGCCACCACCGCCGCCCGTTGCATGACCACCGCCGCCGCCGCCGCCGCCGCCGCAATATTTGACGGACATAGACGTTGCCCAAAAAGGCACCGTAACATTATTGCCACCAGCAGTTGTAACAATCACCGTTGACGATAAAAGAGCGGTTCCGCCTGACAAACCCATGTTTACCACTCCCTCGCCCAAAAAGCCTGCCCGGTAGTTGGACCAATCACAGATTGCGCATTCAAACTTACATAATCAGGCGTGTACAACTGGCCAGGCGCAATTCTTAAAGAATTTTGATCCTGCGTTGCATTAGTCGTTCCAGCGCCGCCGCGCGAACGCACATAAATATAATCGGTCGATTGATTTTGAATTGCCCAACCTTTACGCGTTGCATTTGCAGCAAGAAATTCTTGCGCAGTAGCTCCAAGCGTAATTGTTCCGCTACCGCTAGTCGCATCGCTAATAACAGGTGACGTTGTAGCCGCAACTCTCAAATTACCAGCAGTATCAAGCGAAAGCGCCCTATTAGTGCCGTTAACATAAGCAGGTGCAGCAGTTGTTACCGCGCCATTTGCAAGCGTTCCTCCACCTGTGCTTGAACCGACAACAACAAGAGCTTGTGCGCTTACCGCTCCAGGTTCAGCTTGCGATGCCGCATTAATATTAACATTCTGAACAGCAACTAAACCGTTTCTAAGAATGTCTTTTGTGCCATAAGTTGACGTTGTAGGATCAATCGCCATTGTTCTGCGCCTTTACAAAATCAGAAAAACGACCTTTCCAAGCGAACGGTCCAATGTGCACAAATTCGATATCTGTCCGCGCTACAACCGATAGACCGCATTGTTTAGCTCGATTGCAAAAAGCCAAATCTTCGCCCCATTCGTCACCATTTTCAGCATACATTGGCGCAAACGGCTTAGGAAAATCTGCCAATATACGATGGACTGCCCGTCGAGTAACTTTCATAAACCCTGTGGGCAGTCCATCAACCGCATAAAAAGGCTGGTCCAACACTTCCCCTTGGAACGGCCAATGCGGTTTATCAGACTTCGAAGGATACAAACCCCCAACTATATCCCCATCAGTCTCCAGTAACTTGCGTAAACCACCTTCCTCCCAACCCATGTCAGCATCAATGAAAACCAACACTTCATGCTTGGATTGCAAAAAGGCGTCTATTGCATGATGTCGTGCAAAATGGATCAAAGTGTCAGATTTGAACCACGGCTTTTCAATATACCATCCGTTTGCCGCACAATCGATAAAATCGCGCATTAAACTTGTGACATATTCCGTTACAACATCGCCCCTATATGTAGGGGTTGCAATAAACGCCCTTCTACTCATTAAATGCCCACAGTGGCAGCGGTAGTCGTCACAATGCCAGCCGACTGTAGCGCCGAATACATCGCATTAACCGCCGCAACAATCGCATCGCCCTGAGCAGCCGTCGCAAAGCCAAATGGCGTTGTGGACGTTGAAGCAGTTGTAATGACGCCGGTTGTGATAACCGTCATATTCTTAGGCTGTAGGACTTTTGCGCCCGCCCCATCGTCAAACACCTTAGGCGGCGACGTTGGAAACGCATTTGAAGGATTAGCCATCTTATTTCACTCCAATTCAAATAGGTTTACGCCGTACCGCTAATGCTAGTGCCCATGCGCCTATCGGCATTCTTGACGCCATAAATCACATCCCAACGATGAAGATGTTCGTCGTTGATAATGTCACTTTCGCGCCAATAACGGATAGTGATACCAGTATCGGGATCGCTCGCATAAGCAGTCTGACCGCTAAACGGCATAGTCGGCTTTGCCCAAACTAGCTTAAGACTATCGCCAACAAACTGCGAATTGCGCAAATAGGTGGTCGAAGCCGTACCTAGCCAAGTAATAGACGCACTATCATCCGGCGCGGCTGTCACAGTCTGGTAAGGCCCGCTAGTGATAATTGGATTAGCAATCGTCACAGTGGCAGTTGTACCTACAACAGTAACATCAGCCAACACGACAAACTGCGCGGCAATGCCAGTGTCAACTTTCGAACGAGGATTAACAAAATTAACCGCCGTTCCGCTGACAATAGAGAAAATGTCGCCTTTCTTGATCGTATGACCATTCGTAAGGCCCTTAATCAAGAAAGTCTGCGTATAGCCGTCAGCAACCGACGCATAAGTAACATTCTGATTTGCACCATTAACCTGCGATGCACCCGATGCAGTACGCGAACCTGCCGTAAAATACGGCACATTCTGCGTCATATACGCATCCGCACCCATCAACATCGGCAACTTGGCACGACGCAATGCAGACAGGTTCGTATCGTTGTCATTGAAAGCTGGCGTAGTGAAGAACGAAACCATTGCGCCATAATCATTAGGCGACAAAATCGCGGAACGATCATTCTGCGGAACAGCAAGGTTGTTCAACTGCGTAATACCGATATTGAAATCGGAAGGGCTATTGATAAGATTGCCGGGCGTGCCAACCCATGAAGGATATTCGAGCGTAAGCTGCGCAAGGTCATAGTCAATCTGCTGCGCAAGCTGCGCAGACTTGGAAACCATGATATTGCTGCGTAAAAGGTCAGTTACTGACAATGCTTCCTGCAAGTCAGTAAACTTAATGTCGATACCTTTTTGCTTGTCAATCGTGACAGGAACGCGACCTTCAATCACGTCCTGCATTTGGGCAATAGCGCCGGAGCGAATTGCAAAATTCACGTCACGCTTGACGTAAATTGTATCGCCAACCTGATTGAACATCTTGGTCAGCGAACTATCAACCAATCGACCTAGGACAAGATTATTCTTGAGCAAAGCAAGAGCAGTCTTGGCATAGACCAATGGCGTAAGAAGTGCATTAGCCATGTTACATTTTCCGCATTATCTGCGGCGGTTCATCTGTCCTGCGGCCCACTTTTCAAAATCTGCGAAAGAGGCTGTCTCGGGGTCAAATCCCCCAATCTTTCCTCCCCCTTTGGCAGTTCGCTTAGGAGGCGGCGGCACATCAGATACCACCTTGGGTTTAACAACGGGAGCGTCCTCTAGGGTCAACTCCAATTTGCCAATTTCCCTTGCCAGCGAGCGAAAAGGTAGTGCCGATAAACGGCGCGCCTCAGCAGGGTTTGAAGCGAGATAATAAGCGATATCGTCGCCCTTCTCGCTATCAATAATTTGCAGGGCTAAATCCTGCGAGCAATCCCATGAACCGGAGTTCGCGCCTTCAATGACTTTTGCATCAAAGTCGGCGTAATTGAGCCTCCCCCTGCTAATCGTCGCTTCCATAGCGCCTTGCAAGGCTTGGTTGTGGTCAGCTTGTGCCCTATTAACCCTTTCTTCGTCAAGAGCCTTTTTTGCTTCGAAACGAGTTAAATCGCGAATATATTTAGGGTCGGCTTCGCCATAGTCATAAGTCGCGGCATCCGGTTCATTTTCCTGTGTACCCACAGGTTGAGCGGCGCGCTGTGCTTCCTGGGCCTTGTTGCGCCAATATTCCGCTTGCCGTTCAGCTTCACGCCTTGCGGCGGTAAGTTCGTTTATCCGGCTCTTGGCGGTTTTCTTGGGCTTTTCGGCGCTGTCATCTTCGTCATCGGCTTCTTCGGCGTCATCATCGCCGTTTTCATCGGGTTCTTTGGCCGTGTCGTCGGTATCATCGTCATTTTCTTCATTGACGGGCTCCTTTGCATCTGGATCGATAACAGGTTCCTTGTCAGGATCGCCTTGGCTTCCGCCTTCACCGCTGTATTTTTCAACTTCGGCGTTCAAATCAAGTTCAGTGTTAATCGGATTGGCCATTGTCACTCTCATTCGCGCCGTTTGCTCCATCTTCCCCATCCGGCGACACAGGGGGAGAAAGTGTATTGAGTGCATTTGCACGGTCAATATGCGTCTTATCTTGAGCATGATCGACTTCATGCAAAGCCTTAGCCGCTTTAGCGTGAGCCTCAACAATTTCCGCAGGCGCTTTCATTGCGCCTGTTTCAGCATTGAGTGCGTCAACTGATGCGTTATATCCAGCAATTGCAGCTTGCGCCTCAGCCAAATTAGCTTGAGCATTGGTCAAACGAATTTTAGCTTCGCTTTCGGCCGTTTCGTTTTCAGCATCAATTGTAGCTTTATGAACATCAGCCTCGGCCTTAGCAACTTGTGCGTTTTTAAGGCGCATTTCAAGTTGAATGCCCATCATTTGAATTTGCTTTTGCTGGTCAGCTTCCTGAGAGGCTTGCTGCATTTGCTGCTGTTGTTCTGGCGTCGGTTCTTCGCCAATATTGGCAATTTGGGGAGGCATCATTGCTTTGAAACGGTCAGCTAGAAGCTGGGCATCTGGCATATCTTGCGCCATTACAAGTAAATCAGCAATCGCCGGTATATATTGTTGCGGCAAAGAACGTACTAATTCGGTTAAAAATTCAGACGATTGCATCCGTTTAGTTGTATAACTAGGACCAGTATCGACAACAATATCGTAATTACCAATAGACAAATCCGGCGATTTTTCGTCATTAGGATTGTTAATTTGCAACGATTTAGTTTCGCCATCTTCGCCTAAAACGCGAATTGTTCGCATTGTATCATAACAAAAGCCAATTAGATCATTGACCACACGTCCGCATTCGGCAATTCCAGCATTAAGATTGTCATGATACATGACCGTAGCCACGTCACCCTCTTGCTGGCGCGCCATGATCGCCTTGCCGCTAGTCTCATTGGAGCGAATGCCGAGCGAGGCGTCCTGTAGCCCGCTGGCGTCCTTCATGCCTTGCTGTTGAGCCTGTGACCAGACCAGGAAGGCTTGAGGGAACGGCGGAGGGTCAACACGCTGGATCATGCCGCCTTGGTTGAAAACCAAAAGCGGATCGCCGTTCAAATGCGCCGCGCGGAACTTATCTTCGCGACCTTCCGCCGCAATTTCATCCGCCAACCATTGCGCGCGCGGTGCCATGCTCAAAAATTCAGCAATCTGGCTATCAGCGTAATTCTTAAGTCGCTGTTGATCCTTGATAAATCTAACCAAGCCAAACCGAACGCGATTGTTACTAACAAAAACTTCGCGGCCAGTTACACGAAATACCGGAACGCGATCAATCGGAAGTTTGTAAGGTCCGTCAAGAATAGCATTGCCGCTAATCAAATACATAATCGCGAATTTGCGCTTAGTCTTACGAACCTTTATCGGTTCTTCTGTGGGAATACTATCAAGATAACGTGTTGAACCGTCCTGAAATAATCCAACAACAGCATCTTCCTCGTGAACTTGCCAAAATTCGCTAATTCTAACAGTCTCGCCGCTATACCAGCCCTCAATATCTTGAACTGGCAATTCGTCACCAACCGGAGAAATCAACGCTTCCGGCCATTCTTTCTCAAACTCGCGACGGCTAATCAAATCGTCAACAAAACAATAGTTCGCATCCTTACCTGTAACATCAATAGCGCCAGGGTCCCAAATAACCGCCAAAGCGTTTGGGATTTCACGAATGAAAATATCTTGGTCGAAAACTTGCTTGCTTGCGTAATCAAGTGCAACCTTAAAATTACCAATACCGCAAGTAACCTGATTTGTGCCAGCACGAACATAAATGCGGGCTGCATCTGATTGATTTTCAATTGCGCGGATTAATCCTTCGCGAATGTCAGCAATGTCTTTATCGCCATCTTCCGCAGCGCGAACCTTAATTGACGTTTTATTAATCGTCATGTCGCCGACGACTTGCCCTATAAACTGCGGCAAAACGTTCGTTACAAGGCAAGGGCGACCTTGCGCACGGCGGGAAGCACGAACCTGTTCATCCCATTGCATACCGTCAAAATCGGCAACAAATTGAAGGTCGTCTAGCGCAGCATAGCGATTGAGCCGGTCAGCATCCAAGGCATCCTGGCGCAGCTTCAATATGTGTTGATGGAAATCGTCCGCGCCTTCAAAATCGTCAGGAAACCAACGATCCTGTTCGGAAACATCGTCTATTTCACCGGTAAAAGGTTTGGTTGCCATGATTGGTTAATATCTGCCCACATGAGGCTTGGCAAGCCTCATTCTGCGGCGCTGTGCTGTGCTGTCGCGTCGGCTAGCAACGTTTCCAGCCGGTCAATCTCAGCCTCCAGCGCGGGCACATTCTCGCGAAAAGCCATTGAACCGCGTCTAGCGGCAAGTTTGCGCTTTAGGTCGGTTATGCGATTTTCCATGCTCATTTGCAAATAATTCATTCGCTAACAACCTTAAATAATTCTAGTTTTGCAGTTTCAAAAAGCCAAAGTTGAAAACCACCGTCTGCTTTATTAGATGCAAAATAAAAGTTGCCTTCTTTATCGTAACCGACAATAGTTATATCTTGTAAATCAGCATCAATAGCACCTTTTATAATACGTTCGACCGGAACATCTAAAGTTGTTATAAATTTGCCAATTACAACATTATTGGTCATGCGCCCATCCAACTATTGGCAGATTGAATAATCCTACTTTTAGGTTGTTCTTCTTTACGCTTGCCGCTCAATCGAACGCCTTCAACAGCGTAACGAAGGCTATCGATCAAATGATTATCTTTATCAGCAAGCAAAGGCAAAACATCCTCGGTTACAGGATCAATCTTATAGCTATAACTATTCAATTCCTGAATAACATGTACACAACGCGGATGAACAATTATATTAAAACTTTTAAGAAACTCAACGCCATCTTCAATAGAACGCGGCCCTTTGACCGCTGGCACCATTTTGAATTTTTCTTGCTGTAAATATCTAATTGTCTCAGGTCGCGATGTATCGGCGGTTGTCATCCATCGACGGCTATCAGGGATGCTTTCAAACAATTGAGGCAAATCACGAATGTTAATACCGTGCCCGTAAGCTTCATGCGTTATGTATAGATTGAAACCGTCAATATATAGTCGCACCATGCAACTAGGATCGCCAGTAAGCTCAAGACTATGACCAAAATCAGCCCCTTGACGGAAAATCGCATCGGACGGAATTTCAAAATCTTCTTCCTTCCAATTATTAAATACGCGCGCTTGGCTGTTTTTGCGATATTCACCGCCCCAAACCCAATTATATTTATCCATATCGCGCTTGCGATCATATTCCATATCCGAAAGCAGCGTATCTGGAAAGAACGGGTTATCATGCCAATTAACTTCATGCACAAGCGAACGCGGTGGCGCACCGCCTTCACCCCTGAACATATAATCAACCGGGTCTGTAGGCAAATCAGGGTTCCAATCGCACCATATTTCCGAGCCTTCCGCTCTTATGGTTGGTCTAAGAACGTCCCAGCTTCCTTGCGACACTTTTGAAGCTTCACTGATCCAGGCAATTTGCACACCTTCTGTTGATCGGATGTTATCAATGTTGTGCCGTAAGCCAGCGAAGAGGAATTGTGTTCCGTTAATCCCAACGATATCGGTTTTTGTAGAGCGATAAAAGCCATTCAAACCCTCCCTTTGGATAACGTCATCTAAAATCTGTTTAGAAGAAGTTGCAATGGAACGTTGCAATTCGCGATAGCAACCGATGCGCAAAGGTTGCTGCATTCCTAAAGCCACTAACGCCGATGCAATCCCCCATGATTTTCCAGAACCGCGACCGCCATAGGTTGCGCGATAACGCACTGACCCTAACGGCGGATCGAATAAGAATTGAAAGGCGGAAGGCACTTGCAATTACAACTTTCCAACAATCTCGCACTTTTCTTTGTCAGCGTTGACAAACTCAACCTTAACACTTGTGGGCACACCTTTACCCAAAGCCGCTGCATCCTTAGCCGTAAATCCACAAATATCAGCAAATAACTTAAAAGCGTTGGTTCTTTCACGCGGATCACGAATATCCCGTGCAAAATTCAAAACTTCTCGCGCAAATTCTTCTTTTTCAGGGATAATTCGCGATAATTTCGTGTATTCATCCAATACAATCGGATCAGAAGGCCAATGCACAGAAGCAGGTAAAGCGCGCCAATCATCAACGAAAATATCATAACCAATGCGTCCATGCCGATGCGGATTGCGCGCCCAATGATGCGCGAACGCCATTTTAAGGGCCAGTTCGTCTTCACCATCAAAAATTGGTACGCGATCACTCATGCCTGCTATTAACTAATTATTCGGGCCTTTGTCAATTTTCAAAGGCGGTTGAACTTGGGATGCCCACACTTCGACATCATGTTCCCAGCGTTCGCGCCCTTCGTTCCATTTCGCTTGCGAGGCAAGTTGCTGTGTCTGCCCTTGAACGACAAGCATAGACGTGTTCAAATTTTGATAAATACTGCCAAGAAAAAACGCAATCGCGACAAGAGGAACCACCTGCATTATGACAGCAGTCATAATCCAAATCTTAAGGCGGCTTTCCAATAGATTGTCCTGATCGCGAACAAAGTCTTTTAGGTGCGCTTCCAAGTCTGCCAATTCGACCGCCATAATTAAGGTTCCGATCTAGATGTTTACCCTAGCGCGCAACCATCCTGCAACAAATATTTTTTGGGTCGGATTTGCTTCTGCAATTTCGATATATCGAGAACCTTGCAAGCAATTCAATGCTTTGAGCATAAGTTGCTCGCCGTCATCAGGTCGCTTTGTAAGGAACGCTTGAAGAGCCGATCTAGTTGCAGGACCACATGCGCCATCCACAACAAGCCGCGTGTCCGTAAGCACGTTCAGCGCCCGCTGGAGGAACTTTCCGGCCGCATTCGGCCCCATATTGACGCCCGTATCAACAAGCTCCGCCGCAATCCCCTCAGACATTGGCAAAATTAACCCAAAGCCAGGATCGTCAACATATTGTTTGCGATAAATATTGATGGCGGTTTCTTTGGATAAATTATGCATATCCCCCATAAAGCCGAAAGCGCGAGCTACCTTTTGAGTAATCCCAAAATTGGTAGCTCCGCCTTGGTCATTCGGGTTATTGCTGTAACCGCCTTCATTACTTAAAACACCGGCGATTATGTCATCGATATTCACGGCGCGGGCGGCGCTTCAGCATCGATCTTGTCAGAAACCGCGTTGATGCTTGCAGCAGCCGCGTTATCAGCATCAGCAACTGCCTGTGCACTCATGCCAGCATTGGCGGCATCCTGTGCAATAAGCCGGTCGGCAGAAGCAGAAAGACGCGCAATCGCAGCATTGGTATTGGTAAGCTCAACCATGAACATTATCCTTGCAAGTAACGGACCAATATGACGACCAGTTAACAGGGTCCAAGCTGCTAAAAGGCGTTGTCGAAACTTCATTTTAGATCAACTTCGGCTTGATCTACGTCGCTATTCATCTTTGCAAGCAATCCTAACAACGCAGCTTCAAGCGCCGCTTGATCTATTGACGAAAGTGTCGGCTTAACACTTTCAACCAAAGCAGTTATTGCGCCAATAGCTTTAACGGCGGCATCGGCACCAGGAACAACCGCTTCCGCTACACTTTCAACAACTGAAATCAACTTTGAAACATCAAACATGTTAGCCTCCCAAAGCTGATCTAATTGTTGCAATTGCCGCAGTCGCCTTTGCGAGCGCCGTGCTATAATTTGTCGCGTTGCAAGCCTCTCGCGCCAATTCTGCGGAATTGACCCCAATGCGCGCCTCATCAAGACCCTTGGCGAGTTTGAACGCATTCGATGAACCTTTCGTGACAACGCCAGCCTTGACCAGCGCGCTTGCCGACAAGGCCAACACATCAACCGATTGAGCGGCCAGCGTCAAGGCTTTTTCGTCAAGCGATGTTTTGCCGCACGTTATCGGCGGTTTACTGCCCACAGTGTTAAGGACGCTTGCGCCGTTCGAAGCGGTGCAACTTGCTAAAAGTAGTGGCGCCAGAATTAGATATTTCATCATTTGCCTTTCAAAATGCGATTAGCCTTACTATCTATTTTCGCTTTCGATGCAGGGCTAAGATTGCCAGCATTAACTTGTTGAGTAGCGCGACTTTTTGCATTGGCGGCGTGACTTTTATCGGGCATCGGATATTTCTTTTGCCCTGGCAATCCGAATGTCGATTTCGGTAATGCGTTGCGCCCTTTAGAAGTCAACTTAGCCATAATGCCAAACTCCCGCTCGATCCAAAACATACAAAAGCAAAAGCAACAGAAACAAAATCTTAACTGCCATCCACAATCGAGGATCACCGCCAACCGCGTCAGCAACCAAATCAATTATCATAAAGATGATAATGAAAATCACTATTGCAATTATGAAAGTCATCAAAAGGCTAATCATATTGTTTTATCCTCTGCTTGTGCAGTTTCACCGGCTTTCAATATAACGTCTGGGACTACAGGATTACCCACAGCAGCCGTCACAGCGTCAAAAGCCTTGCTAGTGTTATCCGCTCGCTTTGCATCCAAAGCATCCTGGCCAGCCTTTTGCGTAAAGTAGAACGCCAAACATGTTGTCGCCATGCCGCTTAATTGACCAAGAATGTAAACAACAATCTCTTTATTAGCAGCCGGAACAATCTTATAAATTAGCATTGGCAACGTTAGTACAAAAGCAGTTATTAGAAAGAAAGCCAATGCGTTTCTGAACCAATCAACTTTAACCTTGTCCGCGTTCATTGCTGAGGCTCATTAGCTTTGTCTAAAACTTGTCCTGCAACGGCATAACCACGAAACGGATTGGCCTGTTTAGCTTGGTTAAGCCAATAGCTGAGAAAATTGAGCGGATGCATGATTGACGGCGAAGGTCCGCCTTGTTGCGTTTGCGGTCCCTGATTGGTCAGCGCTGCTGTCCTATGAGCGTACCAAGCTTGCATGGTCGCATAGTCAGGATAACCTTGGGCGCGCGCCATTCTATCGAGTTCGGGACTGGACATGGACGCGGTGCTTAACACACAAAACAAGGCCCGCCAACCCTAAGATTGACGAGCCTTGCTCCCTCGGTCGGGACTGGAAAAAGCGACGGACCGGCGTGTTCAAAACCGGCACTCAACGGGAGTTAAGTTTCACCGGGAACTCAGGGAAAAGGCCGGCTTATCCGTCTATCTCAATCAATCGATTGCAATTCGTCCAATGACCGCGCCGCCGCTCGGAATGTCCTGCGCTTCGAACTTGCGAAGCGGCCTACGCATCGGCACAACAACATCACGTCCGCCGATCTTGCGCGCCTTGGTTTCGCCTGTCAACTCCGAATAGAGTTTGTTGGCGTTACGCACGGACGAACCAAGTTCCTTGGCGGTTTTGCCAGCAACGAAGATGCCCTTGCCGATTTCGAGATTTTCAAAATCATATTTGAGCTTGCGCGGACCTGACGCCTTACGGGTTTTCACCTTTGGTGTGTAATCGACAATCGCGCCGGTTTCGAGTGCAACGGACGCATTCGCAGCCGCCACGTTCTCATCCTGAACAGTCTCGACATTCGCATCCTGTTCAGCTTCCACAACATCAGTCTGCGGTTCAACAGCCACCTCGTTCGTCTTAGCCAATTCCGTTTCCTTTCCTTCATTCTCAACAGCCCAAATCCCCGAAGGCGTCAAACGAGCGGCAACATCGCCATCGTCATCGACAATCGTAGGATTAATCTCAACCAATCCGCGCGCGGTCAAAACTTCACCATCGCCCGGATCAATAAACTTGTAACCTGGATCACCCTGCATCGCCGCATGGATGGAAGCCAGCAAATTAGCGTATTCGTCCATATAAATCCTTTCTGTCCGCCAACGCTAAAACCACGTTTACGGTTTGTCAACCATCAATTTTGCATGTTGTTCCGAAAGTATGGTTAACAAGCGAGAAACTTCCGTTTCGTCAACCTCAGTTGGATATCGGACGTGCAATTCCATTTCGATATCGGTCAATGTGCGACGGATTTGGCGGATTTGGCTTTCGCGTGGGTCAAAGAGGCGGTCAGTCATGCAATTGTTCCCAAACTTTTAAAGCCGACTAAGATCGATGGCGGCAAACGCTGCTCTTGTACCGTATCGCGAAACATATGCAAGCAATATGAGTGATTATTGACATATTCGCTTTCAGGAGGATGAAACTGAATTACAGTTTCCTCGCTACTCCAAAACAACGACTTTACAAAACACATTTCCGGCCAATTAGGGCATCGGTTTTTGCAAGAAACTGAGACATGTTCCCATCCTTCGGAAATATTAGAAGCATTGCCTTCGCTCGCTATAATTTTCAATTCGGCTCCGCAAGGCCCTTGCACTAAAAACGCGCCGTTAAGCGAGCTATCATCAGATGCAAAATAGCCGCTTCTAATGCGACCAGATTTCAATTTACCGTCAACGTTGGTTCTCATTTAACATAATCCGTTCTCGTTATGTCTTGCCCACAGAATGGCGTCGGATGTTCAGTGGCAGCGCGGGAGCCGAATTGCTCCCGATGCGGTCTGTTGCCCCGGAAATCGCATCCTAGGTGGCAAAGAGCGCGTCATCGTCCCCGTCATCCAGGTACGAACCTAGCGCCTCCTCGCAATCCGGGCAAATTGCATCTGCTGCAGGAAGCTCGCGGTCGCAGCCGTAGCAGCGGTGGATTGGTTCTTCAATCATGCTGGTACTTTTCCAATTACGATCAACATCGAATATGTCAATTGCCAAACGATTGACCAGCCAATCGCAAATTGTGCAATCTTATTAACCATTTCAAATCTCCCGTTTCAATGACACCTTTTTAATGGGCAATTATTAACAAGTCAATAACAAAATGCAATCTTTTTATCGTGCCCACATTGTTGCAGTGCAGCATTTATGGAAATAGAATTTTGTAGGTTTTTCAAGAGGTTGGTTGATTTAGTCGGCTTTGAAACTGGTCTAAAATAACATTAGTCAATGTTTTCAAGGTTTTATCGGATTTGAAACAAAAATATAAAAATCAGCGCGGTTCTCTGTATATAGTATATACCTATATACTTCACGTATAAATACAAAACTATATATATTTATATTCTAAGTAAGTAAGTAGGTATGTAAGTATATAAGTATATAAGTATATATTGAGAGACAAAACCCTCCATTTTTATATTTCATTTTAGAACACACTTCAACACTTACGAAATCTGCCATTTTTGACAATTCCAAGGGCCTTTCATTTTGCCATCTGAAAATGAGAAAAAGAACAAACCAAGACCGACTGTTTTATCCAAACAATACACTTGTAATTTAATTACTTCGCTACATATTTACACAACTATGTAAAAAGATATCAATTCGAAACCTAACCGAACTGATAGACAAAGGTGTCCTATATTGATACATAAATACATACTTGACATCCTCAAATCAGTATGACACTATATAACCACAGACAGTTTCAGGAGTATGTATAAATGCCGTTCGATATATTTTCTTGCTCGCCACAAGCGCAATCCAGGTTGAAACCCGTAGAAAATCCCGTAAAAGGTGACACGATCGTTCACATGAACGCCAAGTTTCCATTCACTTTATTGGACTACGGGCAAAGTTTCGCGCTCATGTTTGAAGCTGGCGACGAAGCAAACTTGCGAAGCGCTATGCGCTATCACAATCTAAAACGCAACGGTAAGGAATTTGAAATTGTCAAACATGTCGAAGGCAAATGTTTCGAATTGGTGAGGGTTAAATGACGCCTCTAAAATAAATTCCCCCTCATTAACCTTTTGTTAACTTTTACGCCCTAAACTTATCAAACCAACGGGAGACAAACAATGGTTTTCAAAGTCACTAAAGAGCAACTTATCGCAATGCGTCCTTGCAATCTAAACAAGCATATAGCGCTATTTAACAAGCACAAGGAACTATCCGCAGGGCAAGCTTTCGCAGCCGGTGCGAGCATCCGCGACCTTTTATGGGTAGCCGGTCGATTGGGCCGCAAGGAGTTGTGCGTCAAGTTTGCGCTGGCATGTGCTGTGCGCGCTGGACACTTTACAAAAGATCGGCGAGTGCACGATTGCTTGAAAGCAACGCAGGCTTATATCGATGCGCCTACGAATGTTAATTTGGACACGTTAAAGGTTGCGAGACGAAACGCCGACGCCGCCGCCTACGCCGCCGCCGCCTACGCCGCCGACGCCGCCGCCACCGCCGCCTACGCCGCCGACGCCGCCGACGCCGCCGCCTACGCCGCCGCCACCGCCGCCTACGCCGCCGCCGCCTACGCCGCCGACACCGCCTACGCCGAACGGCAAAAAGAAATCAAAGCTCAACAAACAATCTTCATAAAACTTTTCAATTTTTAACGGTTTGTTAACTTTTACCTGCTACAACGGACAAATCGAAACGAACAACGGGAGAAATTCAATGAACAACATTCCCAACGATTATACAGAATGCGAAGTCTATAACGGCTACACAATTGCATTACGCGGCGAACGCTATTATGCTTTCGATAATTACGGCGACCGTATAAAATTTGGTGGTTGTGAAACGCGCGAAAAATGCCGCCGTAAGATTGACAATAATCTTTACCCTATTAACGAGATTTGACATGCCCCTAGCTGACATAATTACCCTAAATCGCACCCGCATGACCAATCAACAGCTAGCCGACTTGGCATGGTACGAGGACCGCGCCAGACGCGCGGCAGAGGCCAGGGGGGACGCTGAGGCAGCCTGTGGGCATGAGAGGGAGACAGTGGCGCTGTGCGCGCTGATGTCGCCTAGAGCGGCTGCTTGGGATGCCGCCACGGCACAGGTCGAACGCCCATGACTATCGATGAACTTCTCTATCTGGACGCACCTGTCTTGCACGTGTCGCAATTTTATGAGCGACTACGGTTGCAAAATATCGTTGAACGCAATAAACGAGCAATGCGAACCCATGAACGTAGGAAGGTAGCGCGATGAAAGACCGATTAGGACAATTTACCCTTGGCGCTTCTGTAATAAAAATGTCAGGTGATTATAAGTTCAAAGGCGAGATAGTTAGTATTTTCGCTAAACGTTCTGGAAATATGCGTTTAGTGGTTGAAAACGATGACGGTTTACTTTTCATCTTTAACGCTACTCAATTGAAGTTAGTTTTATGACCCCTTGGGAAATAGCAAAACCAGGCAGCGAAAGTGCACATCAAAAGGCGCTATTCGCATGGTCGAATATGGCGCAACGCCACGGCTTTGAATTTGCTTGGGATGAAGAATGCTATCGCGGCAATTTTTTGAACAAACCTCAAACGCCAGTGCCAGAATTAAAATGGCTGTTTACAATTCCAAACGGCGGCGCGCGTGATCCTATCACGGCGGGACGCATGAAAGCGGAAGGCGTCAAGAAAGGCGTTGCTGATATATTTTTGCCACTTGTAAAATATGACAGCGGGGGAATGATTTACGCCGGACTATGGATAGAAATGAAAAAAGAAAAAGGGCGCTTAAGCAGCGAGCAAATTGAATTTGCAAATTTTGTTGGTTATCAAGGTTATCGTTTTGAAACTTGCTTTTCTTGGATTGAAGCCGCTCAAGCTATTGAAACCTACTTAAGTCAGTAACCTGATAAATCAATGATCGTTTATCGAACCGATTTATCCCTTCCATCTTCGTCAATTCAATAATCTCACCATCCTCTTGCATAATACGCAGCGCATCCTTAACCGCCGCTGGCACCCCGCGTCTATCGCTCTTGAAAGCCTTGTTTCCGTTCAACCGAACGTTGAGACTATTGGTTGTAAATGCACCTTCTTTCAACATTTGATCGGTCAAATTATAATTCTCTGTCGCCGCTTGCCGCGTAAACCACAAGCGAAGTACATTGCGAATAATACCAATATGCTCCATCTGATTTCCCTCTTTCTTGACGGAAACCTCGCCAGATTTGAAGCGGAATAGCATATTGTTAATATCTCGCATAATCACGTCAATAGCCCATTGCGCATCCGCAACGCTCACCATTGGAAACAGGAAATTATTGCCCACAGCGACAAGCGCCGCCAGTCTAAGCGCCTTCATGTGGGCACGATTATAAATTTCCTCGAATTTGCTATCTGGACTTGCGTTAATCGCATCGGATGTAAAACGATCAAACTCATCAAGCATATGTTCAGCTTGGCTTTCAAACTGCACAATCTCAACGCGGCGACCGTCAACAATCTCGCGGCAATGTGTGGCTAATTCGACTAAGCGTTGCACCATCGCTTCGGACGGCTCGGCACGCGCAAAATCCTTTGCCAGATAAGTGCGGTCGCCGTCATATTGGAAAATCAAAAAGCGCGGCAAAAAACCATCGGCAATCAAGCTATCGTCAAGTACGTCGAAAAATCGTTCTGGCGTACTTTCGCCAATCATCGTGAAACAAGGCCTTTCAATCGTCACATGCTCTTTTTGCGATTTGGTCGAATAAGCTTTAGGCTTCATTGATCCTTCAAAGCCGGATTTATGATATAGATCAAGCAACATAGTTTTGAGATTAATTTCATGGCTAGGCGCGTTTGGATTACAAATTGCCGCAAGTCTATGACCGACTTCGCCCATGACACTAAGAAAGCAACTAGACCGTTCCAACCATCCCGCTAGACCGGCACCGGATGCCATGTCACTAGGACCAATATAATCTTCAATGTGCGGAACTATTTTGGCCGCTTTGGAAATGATTTTGTTGATACCACTGGCCATTTGCTCTTTGCCTCGACCAGTGCGCGCAATGACAATGATGTAAAGATTAAGACCGGAGTTGCTGACATTATACGCCTGCCCACAGATGCCTGCCAGAAGTCCTATTGCGGCTGCCAAGGCAATATCGTGAACCGGGCGAGGGGCCTGCTTATAGATAAAGTCGGCTATGTCGCCGATCAAGCCAGGGGGCCACGGTATCGGCTCTTGCGATGGTTTAAGGACCGCTTTGTCGGGTTTCTTGAGCATCGCGGCCAATTGTGTTTGGACGGCGCTCAGGTCGATAGGGGGTAACTTTTGGTCAAAGCTTTTATGAATTGTGTTGCGCAGATAGCTGGGATGCTTCCATGCTTTTTCACGTTGACCTAAAGGACTTGCGAGAAAGACACGGGCAACTTGCGTTTTGCTGTCTGTGTAGAACGATAACATGTTAATATAAGCTTGATCGGCTTCGCTTTGTGACGGATAGCCGGTTATATCGCCAGCGTTTAGCCGGTTGAACTTTTCTTGATTTTTAGCTGAAGCTGCGACTTTTATAATTTCGTCATCTTCGCGGATTTGTTCGCCATCTTCGGTTTCAAAATACGGATTAGGTTGTTGACCGGAACTCATTTCATTCCAAAGAATATCAAGGTTATCCTGACAATCTATAATTGGAATATCGCGTACAATGTCGCCGGTCATGGTAAAATATCTGCCTGAACTGTAACATTCGACAGACATTCGCCTACGGCCAGTTAACAATGAGCCTTTGCAAATGATATGATAACCTTGTCCGCTTGGACTGCGTTCGCTGTAGCTTGGAAAAGCATTCCAAACTTTATCGCGCAATTGTTCTTCTGCTATATTTTTAGGAACATCAATATCAATGCCTGCGTAACCGTCTTGCTCGGTAAAGACGAAACCTAGCCCGTTATATAAATCTGTTGTGCGTAATAGATTGACGGCTTCGCCATAGCTGCACCAATCGGCCGGATTAAGAACTGATGCTTTTTTATTGAATTTTGTGTAAAGAGGCTTAGTAGGTTTCGTGCCGCCTCTATCTTCTAATTTCCAAAGGCAAAATTGATTGAGCGCGCGAAGCTCTAGCGGGATATTGTCATATAGGTCTGTCACACTTCACGCCTCTTTTGAGGCAAGAAAATCATGGAGTGCCTGGACCTTATTCACACTAGGCTCTTTTATCAAGCCGGTGCGGAGCTTCGTGATCCACGCTCCATCCACCCCGATAGCCTCAGCCATAGCTGCGAAGCTGATATCCCTGTGGGCATGGTTTACCAGATAGAGGGTGCGCGATAGGAGGTCTGCACTAGGGTTTGTGTCAAGCATGTTGTGCCTTTTGGAACGAGTTGTGCTATCGTACCTTATGCAAGCGAGTGGCACAAGGGGCAAAATTATTGCTTGACACCCCTTTTCCAGCCCTTTATGAGGAATGTTGAACGCAACGGGAGAAAACTCATGCATAATAAGGTAGTGAAAATAGTCGGCATACCTGGAATGTGCAGCGACGATGGCCGCGCACTAACCTACGGTTATAACCTATATCTCAATAATTATGGCGGTCGCGGTTTTTATGAAAACGCGCGTTATTTTGGTGGCGATGATGGAAACATTAAGGCTCGCGAATATGCCGAAACTAATGGTTATCGCATCGAATTGGAGGCCGTGACATGACCAAACTCTATTCCTTCAAAGACCACCCTGAACATGAAGCCCGTCTCCCAGAATGGCGAGATAAATGGATCGCTAACGTAATGTCCACTTCTGCGATGACGGAAGCCGACCGCGAAATTTGCCGCGAAGCTGTAATTGGCCTTTATGCGGCGGCTAATTTGCCGCCCCCAAAAAATATTGTTTTCGTGCCTTCGCCATTTGTTTTAGCTTTCGCAGGTGGTTTTTCAGCGGCAATTTGGTATTGTCGAAAAAAAGGTTACAATGCGACGCGCAATGCGACGGACAATGCGACGCGCAATGCGACGCGCAATGCGACGCGCAATGCGACGGACAATGCGACGCGCAATGCGACGCACGATGCGACGTACAATGCGACGGACAATGCGACGCGCAATGCGACGCGCAATGCGACGCGCAATGCGACGCACATTGCGACGCGCAATGCGACGGACAATGCGACGTACATTGCGACGCGCAATGCGACGGACAATGCGACGCACATTGCGACGTACAATGCGACGTACATTGCGACGCACAATGCGACGCACATTGCGACGCACGATGCGACGTACAATGCGACGTACAATGCGACGCACATTGCGACGCGCAATGCGACGCTCAATGCGACGGACATTGCGACGCACAATGCGACGGACAATGCGACGCGCAATGCGACGCTCAATGCGACGTACAATGCGACGCGCAATGCGACGCTCAATGCGACGGACAGTGCGACGCGCAATGCGACGCTCAATGCGACGGACAGTGCGACGGACAGTGCGACGCGCAATGCGACGCGCAATGCGACGGACAATGTTGATTTTTCCAAATGGTATTTATTTTTCGAAAATCCGCAAGAAATTGCCCATAGTTTTGAAATTGGCAATTTTGGATTAAATTGTGCAAAAAATGTAAAAAATATGTGGCAAGGTGGAAATCAATGGTCCGCTTGGGATAGCTATTTATCGTTTTTTAGAGAAGTTGCCAAACTCGACATAGATTATTCCAAATACAAACATTGGCAAACACTTAGCGAGCATTCAGGACCGCGCGTTATGCACCACGAGTTTTGTATGATTTCCGACCGGCCTTGCATTTTGACGGTTGATAATCAAAACCGCCCCCATAACGAAAAAGGTCCGTTTTGCAAATGGCGTGACGGAAGCGCGCTTTATGCTTGGCATGGCACTTATATACCGGCCGAATGGATTGAACATCGCGAAACTATCGATCCGATGAAAATTTTAAAAAGCAAAAACGTCGAAGAACGCGCAGCCGGAATTGCAATTTTAGGGGCTAGAATGATCCCTGCACTTATTGAGCAAAAGCGAGCAAAATGGATTGACAATAGCGGCTCGTCGGATATCGGAAAGCTACTTGAAATCAAATTGCCGGAACTGGCGCAACCAGGACGCTATTTAGTTGCAAGTTGTCCGCGCAATGGCGAAATTATGGAAGGTGTACCGATGATATCTGATATTGACGGTTTGCCAATTGATACCGCAATAGCCGCTCAAGCTTGGAGGATTGGCGATCCTCAAAGCGAATATGTTCATGCGCCAGTTAGGACTTGAACAATGTCAAATTTACCAGAAAGGGCGACGCTTGAAGAAAGTCTGCATATGGCGGATAATGCTTTCGAAATTTTGCTTGAAGCGTTGCGTTTTGCAGACGATGCCGTTGCGCACGGCGAAGGTATCGGCCTTATGAGTTATTGCCGCAACTATGAACCAAATCACCCGTCCGTTAAAATATTAAGTGAATTTTTGAAAGGATAATTATTATGAAAAGAGTTATAGGTTGCCAAGGCGAAATCACCATAATTCAAATCGACGCTATCCCTGAAGGCATCGAAACCCGTAAGGTTGAAAAAACCAATAAAGGTTGGATTATCAGCCACAGCGAAAGCGGTCATCATCACATCCTTACGGGCGGCGAAGTTATGGAGCGCACTAATGATGTTCCCGCTGGAATGGGAATGCTCTATGCGCTTCTAACTGAACATGCGTCACTCATTCAGGACGCACAAGTTCCGCACGGCGGATTTGATTTGACCCCTGGCGCTTACATGTTCAAAATCTCACGCGAATACGATCCTTTCGAGGAGCAAATTCGCAGGGTTGCTGACTAATGCTTACGCTAGAACAAAATATCAAATTGCAAAGTTTGATGGCTTTGCAAATCCAATTGGCAACGGTCAAAGCTGAGGAAGCTGAATTGCGTCGCGCGTTAGGGGAGGAACTTTTTCCAAACCCGCGCGACGGCGTAAATAACCTTGAACTTGGCAACGGCTGGATAGCCAAATTCACGCCGACGACAAATTATAAGCTGGATACGGACCGCGACAAGGTTGCGGCGATTGAAACTGCTATTGCCAATGTTGGCAATGAAGGTTCGTTTCTGGCCGACCGTTTAATTAAGTGGAAACCGGAATTGTCGGTTGCGGAATACAAGAAACTCGAAGGCGAAAGCGGTGTGCAGATCAAAGCACTTGTTGATAGTGTTTTGACGACTACGCCGGGAATACCTAAATTTGTTGTGGAAGGGCCGAAAGCATGAAAACTAAGTTGCGCGTAATAGATGACTCTCATTCTTGGGATATTGCTTATGGTAAAACCTCTATGCGCAAACTTATTCCAATCGGTCGCATGGGCCTTTCTATCACCGAAAAGCGAAAGGGCGATTGGTATTGGTCTAGCTTTGAAAGAAAGTGGAAGGTGGTTGAGTGAATTATAAAACCCAAATAATAGCCACCCCTAAACCAATAGGCCAGATTATCACAATCGCAGGCCCGGAAGGTTCAGGCAAAACCACGCTGCTAAAGGACGCGCCGCGACGACTATTTGTTCCCACAGAGACGGGAGGCAGCATTGCTAATGCAATGCCACTGATCGAAACTTGGGAGGGGATTAACGCGCTTATTGACGATATCACGACCGACGCGCAAAAAGGTCAATTCCGATATAGCGCGATATCCTGGGATAGCGTTACAGCAATGGAACGATTACTTTTCGATTGGACCGTTCGCACGGACCCTGCTTATAAGAACAAGCCAGGATTGAATATGGCAACTGCACACGGCGGATACGGAAAATCCTATGGAGTTGCCTTCGAGGAATTTACACGCTTCATTAACAAATGTGACATTCTCGCGCGGTATGGCGGCGTTCATCATATATTTGCTTGTCATACTTTTGTCGATAGGGTTATTGACACTGAGGCAGGTGAATACGATAGACAATTGCTCCAATTATATTCTCCGCGCAACGGTAAAAGTTATGGTCAACGTGAACTGATAATGCAGCGCAGCGACCTCGTAGGTATAATTTACGATCCAATTGTCATTAGCAAAGGCGACAAAGCTGTTCTAGCAACGAGCCTTAATAGAGGGAGAATGTTAGCGGTTGATGCTTCACCGGCTTTTGCTGCGAAAAATAGGTTTAATATAAATGCTCCGATATCAATCCCTAAAGAGGGAGGATGGAATAGCATAGCTAAAGCAATTTACGATAATTGCGGAATTGACGTTTACAATAGAGGAGTTTAATCATGCCGAGCTTTCAATTTGACGCATCCCAACATCGCCCAGAATATGGCGGCGGCGGCTTTCTCCCTGTGGGCAAGCATCCGGTTATGATTGTTGAAACCGAGTTGAAGCCGACGAAGGACACGCACGGTGGCTATCTCGCTTTGACAATGGAGGCTGTTGACGGTCCGGCGAAGGGAACAAAACACACAGATCGCCTTAACCTTCATAATTCAAATACAATGACGGTTGAAATCGCCAATAAGCAGCTTTCTGCCTACTGTTATGTCACTGGCGTTTTCAAATTTGCAGACACAAATGAGCTTTGCCGCCGTCCGTTTGTTGTGGAAATTGCGCCGCAAAAGAACCGACCTGAATTGACCGAAGTTGTTGCCGTTTATACCAGCGACATGCGCAAGCCTGCGGAAGTGCTACAGTCGGGAAACGCGCCCGCGCAGTCGGCAGCGATCCCGCCTGCCCAGACTGCGGCCCCTTCACAAGCCATCCCTGCCCAAACGGATGCCCAGGCCAATACTGCGTCCCATTTTGAAGCCCCTAAAGCCGATGCGTGGGGCAACGCGAACGCAACGCCTTCGCCTGCTGCATCCGCTTGGACGGCTGGCAATGCTAATCCCAGCGTGCCGCCTCCATGGGGACCATCTGCGTCCTAATTGAGCGTTGCGGGGTCAGAGCCCGCGCCTCAATCTAGCCGCGCAACGGGAATTGGAAGCGTCGATCCCCGTTGTTTCAGCCAGAGCGCTTACAGGTGTATGCGTTGCGCGGCTAGACTAAGGAGTTTCAATTGGACACCGTTAAACTTAAATTCGATATTGACGCCGCTTGCGTTGAACATTTCCGCGAAGGCCACCGCTGGCACATGGGCGCATCGATAATTGGTCATGAATGCGAGCGTTATATTTGGAGTACATTTCGTTGGTTAAAAGCTGAAGAATTTAACGGGCGTATGTATCGGTTATTTGAGCGCGGGCAATTGGAGGAAAATCGGTTTGTAAAGTCACTTTCTCTCGCGGGCATTAATGTACAAGAATATGATCCTACGACCGGCAAACAATATCGAGTATCTGCCCACAATGAACATTTCGGAGGCTCGCTTGACGGCATCGGCACAGCCGGTTTCCTTGTCGAGTTCAAAACCCACGGTGAAAGATCCTTCATCGATCTAACCAAGCATGGTGTAGCTCACAGTAAACCTCAACACGTCGCGCAAATGCAAACATATGGACCATTTTATAACTTGGACTACGGCCTATATTGCGCAGTTAATAAAAATACAGACGAATTTCATTTTGAATGGCTTCGTCTAGATAGAACTGTCGGCGCTTTGCATGTCGAAAAAGCCGGACGCTTGATTTACAGCCAAATCGCGCCGCCTAAGATTAGCGAAACGCCGACCTTTTTTAAGTGTAAGTTTTGCCACTTTTCTGGGATTTGTCATAGCAATCATATACCAGATAAGAATTGTCGCAGTTGTAAATTTGCATCGCCTGTTGAAAATGGCGAGTGGTTTTGTTCAATGTTTGGGAACGATATACCTAGGGATTTTGTGCCTAAAGGTTGCCAAGAATGGGTTGCGATAGTATAGTGGTAGGTCATCGTAATCTCTCTTGGCAAAAATTCGGACGTTTATTCGTCAAAGAATTTGCTTACTCTAAAAATAATCGCGGTTATTGGGTTTGCGAGTGTGAATGCGGAAATTTTAAAACGGTATGCGATAGCGAACTATTGAGAGGAAATGTTAAATCGTGCGGTTGCTATCGCAAGGATAGGCTAACGGTTCACGGTCATAATCGCCTGGATAGCGGCCCTTCTCCGACGCATAATAGCTGGCGAGGAATGCGCGAAAGATGCGACGATCCGAACAATATAAACTATCCTAGATATGGCGCTTTGGGCGTCACGGTGTTCCCACAATGGGCGCTTTTCGAGAATTTCCTAAGCGATATGGGAGAGCGACCGGCTGGGAAAACGCTAGATAGAATTAATCCGTTCGGTAATTACGAACCTTCAAATTGCCGATGGACAACCTATAAAGAACAGAGCGCAAATAAACGAGCAAACTATGACCCTTGCGCTTAGAGAATATCAACACAACGCAGTTGAAAGCGTATTTAATTATATTTGCAGCCGCACCGGCACTGACCAATTCGGGCAACCCTATTCTGCTAACCCTTTATTAGGTTTGCCGTGTCGCAGCGGCAAAAGCCTGATAATTGCCGGAATTATCAAACGAGCATTTGAGATTTATTCTAAAACGCGCATTGTAATGGTAACTGATGTTAAAGAACTAGTCGTTAATAGCTATAACGATTTACTCGCATATTGGCCAAACTCCCCTGTGGGCATTTTATCTGCCGGGTTAAAATCTAAAGATATTCATTATCCGATTATATATGGAACATTGCAAACCGTTGTAAATTACGATTTAGGCTATCGTGACTTCCTCATAATCGACGAAAGTCAAATGGTTTCAGATAAAGAGCAATCTCAATATCAACAAATCATTGCGCAGTTAAAAAAGCGCAATCCTTTTTTACGTGTTATTGGTATGAGCGCCACAAATTACAGACAAGGCAGCGGCTGTCTTACTAACGGTAGCGTGTTTTCCGATATAGTTTTTAATATGTGTAATATTGAAGGTTATGCTTATTTGCTTGCACAAGGCTATATTGTACCTGTTATATCCAAAAGAACAATAAATTTTATAGATACAACTGGAATAGGACGCGGGCAAGACGGAGATTTCAATAAACGCCAATTAGAGGAACTTTCTGACAATAACGACTTGAACTACAAAATGATGCAAGAAAGTTGCTATTATGGCCGTGACCGTCGTTCGTGGATTGTTTATGCAAATGGGATTAAACACGCCGAAGACTTGAACCAAATGTTAAACGAAAAATTTGGAGTTAGTTCAACAGTTGTTCATTCTAAAATGCCGTCGCATTTGCGTGACCAAAGAATTGCCGCTTACGACGCTGGCGAATATCGATGCCTTGTTAATAAAGACATTTTGACAAAAGGATACAATAATAAAAATATTGACCTTTTAATAATGACACGCGCAACTATGTCTGTACCGCTTTGGGTGCAAATTGGTTCAAGAGGAATGACACCTGCGCTTGGAAAGACAAACTGTCTGTTACTAGATTTCGGACGTAATGTTGAGCGGTTAGGCAGGATCGATAATCCTTTGATCCCGAAAGGTAGAGGAAAAGGACCACCTGAAGAACCGCCTGTTAAAGAATGCGAAGCGTGCGGCGTTTACAACTTTTTGTCAGCGAGATTTTGCGAAGCGTGCGGAGCGGAATTTAAATTTAGAGAAAAGCTGATCGGAACCGCTGGTAAAATCGAACCGATGGGTTCAGATTTACCGCAAATCGAAACCTTTTCTGTCACGCACGTCACTTACTCTAAACACGTCAAAAACGACATTCGCCGCGCTAATCCTGAGAAGTCGCTAGAGGAACTTCCTTTTTCTATCAAAGTGAGCTACTATTGCGGCGAACAGGTTTTTACAGAATGGGTTACGGTTGAAAGCGATAAGACATTCGTCAAACACAAAGGGCACGAATGGTTCAGGCAACGGTTGCACGGTTTGCCACCTGAGACTAATGAACAATTGCTTGCGCAATGTAGCTATGCGCGGACGCCTAAAAGTGTTAGAGTGTGGACGAATAAAGTTAAATATCCTGAGATTGTCGGAGTTGAATGGTGAATGTCCTTATCGGTTGCGAAGAAAGCGGAGTTGGCAGGCGCGTTTGGCGCGAACGCGGCCATAACGCTTGGTCAAATGACCTTATCGCAGCAAGGGATAATTCGTTTCATCATTTGCGTTGCGATGTTATGCAAGCTTTGGATATGCACCTTTGGGATATAATAATCTTGCATCCTGACTGCACAAAAATGACGGTTGCAGGAAACAGAACTTATGCTGATACGCAAGAGCGATTAGATCAAGTTTCATGGACAGAAGCGTTATATCTTAAAGCTAAATCAAAAGCTAAAATTGGCGTTTGCTTGGAAAATCCCGTTTCCGTTTTCTTTTCTCATATGCGCAATAAATACGGTTTGAAAGTACAATATATTCAACCTTATGAGCATGGCCATTTGGAACAAAAGAAAACAGGTTTGCTATTAGACAACTTACCGCATTTAACGCCATCTAATTTCGTTTACGAAAAGATGATGCAATTGCCAGTAAACGAGAGAGAGCGAATATTTTATATGGCGCCTGGACCAAATCGAAGCCGCGACCGCAGCGAAAGTTATTCGGGAATTTTAGGCGCAATGGCAGATCAATGGGGAATTTTATGATTGTATTTTGCGATACTGAAACTACGGGCATAGGCCCAACCGCCCGCGTCATTCAAATAGCAATGGACCTTTGCACCGATGACGGACGCACAGTCGCAACGCTCAACACAATCATTAATCAAGAAACACCCTGTCATTCGCGCGCCTTAGAAGTTCACGGTATAACTGATGCAATGCAAGCAACAGGACTAGACCGCTACGTCGCTGGCAACCTGATAAGCAAAATAGCAGCCGAAGCACATGTCATTATCGGACATAATATCCCGTTCGATATTGACATGTGTAAACAAAGTTTTATGAGCGTACATCTGCCTTTTGCAAGCTACTGTACAATGCGAACGCTAACGCCAGTTTGTAAAATTCCGTCACCAAAAGGCGGTTTGAAATGGCCAAAGCTAAGCGAGGCTTATCGGCACTTTTTCAATGAGGATTTTGATAACGCACATAATGCTTGGGCAGACGTGCAAGCTTGCAAGAGGCTTTATTTTAAGTGTAAGGAACTAGGTTTATGACAACGGGACAATCTTTTGCTTTATCGCTTGCATTTTGCGTTTTAACGCTTTGCGTAACGATTGTGTTAACGACAAGATGACCCTTCGCAAAGCCGTCGAATTTGTTAAACCTGCGTCAAACGACGAATTGGCGTCCCACGCCTATCTGCGCATAGGTGGGGGCTACGTCACGGCCAGCGACGGCACCATAAGCGCCGGTTATCCGATAGACGAGGATTTGGCCGTCTGCCCACATGCTGACAAGCTGGCAAGCGCCTTGAAGCGCGTAGGCGACCGCTACAGCGTGACGGCGCTGGATAGTGGCCGGTTATCAGTCAAAGGTGCCAAGCTACGCGCTGTGGTGCCCTGTGTGGCCGCTGAGACGCTTCCAAGCGTGGCACCGGACCCGAACATCGCCCCGATAGGCGAGCCGCTGAGACAGGCGTTCAAGACCCTGGTCCCGCTGGTCAAGGAAGATGGACAGCGGCTTATCGAATATAGCTTTTTGATTAACAATGGCAGCATGAGTGCAACAAACGGCAATGTTATATTGCAATATTGGCATGGAACCGATTTACCACCAAATCTCATCATTCCGAGAAAATTTGGATTGCTCGCTTCCAAAGTTGAAGGATTGGTCGGATTTGGTTTTTCTGACAAATCGGTCACCTTTTGGTACGAAAATGCCGCTTGGCTGCGGACTAGTTTATGCGTTGGAGAATGGCCAGATATCGATAAGCTATTGACTATCGAAGCAACCGCTAAACCGTTGCCCACGGACTTTTTCGAGGCTATTCAAAGCGTGGCGGATTTCTCAGATGATGGCGCGATACGCCTCTCGCCCGGAAAGGTCAAATCCAGCTACGTCGAACAAGGCGGTGATGGCCCGGTAACAGGTGCCAGCTTCGATTGCGAGGGATTGGACGCCAAAGCGACTTTTAACATTAAGTTACTAAGTTTGCTTAACGGCGTTGCAACTTCCATGGATTTTGCTACGCATGAAGATCGCGCGGTTTTCTATGGCGAGAATGTGCGCGGTGTGATTGCTAAGAGGAATTTCTAATTTTCTTCGATAATCTCCCAATTGAGCCAAAATCAAAAAACGTCGCGATAACCCGCGACCAACTAACTATTGTCAATTATCCGCCCAAACCGCGTCAAATGGCAACCAAACCGTGGCCACTAGGCGATGAAGTTATTTTTGACATAGAATTGTATCCAAACTTTTTCATGTGCGGCGTGAAGCACATTAAAAGCCAAACTTACATGGCGCTAAGTGACCCTAAACAAATGTCCTACATTCTGTGGGGATATAAGGTTATCGGTTTCAACTCATTTAATTATGACGTACCGATTATTAAAGCTGCGATCAAAGGAGCATCATTAGATGAACTTCGAGAAATTTCTCGCGATATTATTTTTCGCGAGCTTCGCATGGGCAATCGTAATGACCGCTTTAATCATATCGATATCATTGAAGTAGCGCCATTACAAGAAAGTCTTAAAACCTACGCGGGACGCTTGCATTGCGAGCGTATGCAGGATTTGCCATTTGATCCGGCTTTGCCGCTGAGCGATGCGCAAAAGGAAATTGTTACGGATTATTGCTTTAACGATTTGGACAATACGGAATTGCTTTATGAGGAGTTACGTCCGTTCATAGCCTTGCGGGAAACGCTTGGCGAAAAATACGGAATGGAACTTCGCAGCAAATCTGATGCGCAGATTGCTGAAGCGGTGATTATGCATGAATTGGAGAATATTACCGGCTATCCGGTTGAGCGGCCGAATTATAGTGAAGGTTACACGTTTCGGTATAAAGTGCCGGATTGGTTATCGTTCTATACCGCACCGCTGCAAATCGCACTAGATACTATAACAAATGCAACTTTCAGTCTAGACAAAAACGGCTCGCCAATGTTGCCAGAAGAAATTGCAAAATTGAATATCGGTATAGGAACAAGCAACTATAAAATGGGAATTGGCGGACTGCATTCGACTGAAAAAAGCATTGCTCACAAATCAACAAACAGTATTCAGTTGAGCGATTTTGACGTTGCGAGTTTTTATCCTGCGATTATTCTAAATTGCGGTTTAACGCCGAAACATCTTGGCGAAAATTTCCTAATTGTATTTCGCACATTAGTAGAACGTCGATTAATTGCTAAAGGCAAAAATAAAGTCGAAGCCGATGCTCTTAAGATACTTGTAAACGGAACATTTGGAAAGCTAGGTTCGCCTTATTCCAGATTATACGCACCGGAGTTGTTAATTCAAGTTACCATGACTGGACAGCTTGCATTGCTCATGCTTATTGAAAGTTTAGACGATAGCGATTTGCCAGTTGTTTCCGCTAATACGGACGGCGTTATCGTCAAATATGACAAAGACGATTACCATAAACTATATAGCAAAGCTAAACATTGGGAAGCCGTAACAGGTTTTGTTTTAGAAGAAACGCAATTCAAAGCCACTTACAACCGTGACGTTAACAATTTTATAAATGTCAAAACAGACGGTGAAATAAAAGCCAAAGGAATTTACACTGAATTAGGTTCAGCGCTTAATTCGCGCTTGTCGAAAAACCCCGAAACGCTCGTTATCAGCGACGCGCTCAAAGCCTTCTTGTCTGTGGGCACACCGTTACGCGACACTGTCGAAGCTTGCCAGGATATGCGACGTTTCGTCGCAATCCGAAAAGCAACTGGCGGTGCCCACAAAGATGGCGTCTATCTAGGCAAGGTTGTTCGCTGGTATTATGCCAAAGGCGCAACCGGCGTCATATCCAAGATGAACGGTGACGCAGTGCCAAAGACAGAAGGCGCAAAGCCGCTCATGCTTCTAGCTGGACTAGAGCCTGATATCGATTACGATTGGTATGTTAACGCGGCTGAAAGTGCTTTATTTGATTTGGGATATTATCAACGACCAACGGAAAGAAAGTTACTTTAATGGAAAACACTGGCCTTCCCGGCGATCTTCACGACGCAATCGTAGGTCGCATCAAAGTTCATGCTCCAAACCTGGATTGGAGCCGATGCAAGGTCTTGGCTGAGGATATTATTTTGACTTTTATTAAGCATTATGAGGCGCAAGAAGCTGCGACTAACAATTAAAATATTACTCGTTTTGCTTTTTTGGTTGCAAATAAACGAAAACAGCCTTATTGTTCAAATAGGGTTAGCTTTATATGTTGCAGAAAGATTTTGGAAATGTCGCATACTCTTGACATCTTAATTATTTTATGGGTTATTTCTTCTCATTCGCAGCGGGTACAGATTGACCGCTTAAAACGTCTTTAAGAGCGTTTTGCAACATTGTTATTTCGGTGCGACCGCCCGGTGTCGATCCGGCTACCTTCGGTAATTGTGCTACCAGATTACGAATAACACTAGGTTGATTATTAACTGCCGCTTTCGCTGCTAGTTTAGTCCAATTGCGACCGGCCGGCGAACGCAACAAAATCTTTGCCGCACCGTTAAGAACTATCGGAGTTGCAATACCGGCCGAAATGGCAGTTTGAAAATCGCCGCCTAGCAAATGAGTAATTGCACTAATACCAAGTCCGGCTGTAGTTGCACTAGTTGCTGTATTACTAGTATTGCGCGTTTTGTCGATATCGCGAAGACGCGAAGCATATTTGGCAATATCTTGTATATCTCGATCCGCCGCGCTACCGCTAAAAATAAGTCTTTTCCCATCTTGTGACATTTTATTATAGTTAGTTAAAAAAGTATTAAATGACCAATTATCGCCAACCGCATTTTGTGCGCCTGGATTAGCGCGGCCCATAATATCCAGATGCGACGCCGCCACATTGCCGCGATTTGCCGCAGGAAGGTTTGCCCACAATTGGCGAGCGCGTTGAATATTGCCGCCGCGATCATTCAAGTCATTTGCAAATTGATTATAGACGCTTTCTGCCGAAGTATTAACATCGTCCCGCGCCGACGCGGAAGCGCGCTTAAGCGAGCCGCCAAGCTGTTGCTTCATCGCAGCATATGCCGCGTCGGCCGCCGTTTGATTAGCAGCCGCAGATGGCGCGGCCGGATTAAGCGAAGCATTGAACGTGTCCGCCGCTTTCGCCGATGACATTACATCGTTTTCAAGCGCCTGTTCCAAACTACCGACACGATTTTTAATCTCCGAAGAAATGTCATTTTTAGTTGCTAAACGTCGCACTTCGCCGCGCACATGCGAAAGCAAATTAGTTGCTTCTTTAAGCGTAAATTCTTCTGGCGTTGTTGAAAGTTTTGTAACAAGCGGTGTATTGAAAATTTGTTGCAAAGCAGGTGGCAAGTTTGGAAAATCCTGCTTTATCTTGTCATAGACCGCCTTTGTTTCTGTGGGCAGAACAGGTGCATTATCGCCGCCCATGGCAGCGGTGCGCGCATCATATTTAGCGCCAGCGTCGGCTTTGCCAGCCGCTTCAAAAGCGTTTTTACCTTCAACAATGGCATTTCCGGCAGTTTCCCT